CACGGAGAGATACTCCGATTTTCTCATTCGACCACTATCTCCTAAGCGACTTTTAACACATCGGAGACGACCTGTCTAAACTCAGTCTCTGTCATTGTTTGCTTCTGGTATAACAAACGGTAACGAGTGATACCTGACAGAGCACTCGGGTCAATCGCACTATGTTGTCCACGGTAGTAGCTAAGCCATTTCCTGAACTTGTCAGGGTCCAAGAGTTCCAGCATCCCTAATGGAAAACAGAGGTAATATGCATAAAGCACATCACTAGGAGTAAATTCCTTTTTGTCATATTCTCTGCGTCGTTCAGGATACAACATCCGAATCAATAGCTTAATCGGATTTCGATATACTCCCTGAGGAGTCCACACTCTAGAGAGAAATTCTGGATGGTCAGCATTGGTTCCTGAGGTACATTTATGTGGATGCATCGTCATGCCATAAACGGACCTCATGTAACCCTGCATGTCTACCAAATTGATAGGCACATCAGTGAAGAAGATATTGTCATCTCCCATTATCATCATGTCTGAATTAGTTATCCCTCGTGACTGAAGATAACTTTCAATCATGATGAAGTTACACAAAGTATCAATAATCTGTGTGAACATACTGCCACTTGGAACTCCATTACGTGAAAAGAACAATTTTCCACCCGGCCCATACAGAACTTTGTGAATAAAATCATGCTTCACAACATTCCATAAGTCTTCATCGAACTCATCGTCCTCAGAAAATAGTTCTCTCAGAATGTCGAATGCATCTGAGATTACCCATGCTTGAACGGATTGGTCATAATGGCTAAAATCAATCGACGTCCAATACTTGTGCTTGGATTTCATACAAGCGAGTAAATCACTCGTTTGGTTATCATCCTTACCACCAGCATAAAAGCTGGCCTTCGACATCAAGTCTTGAATAACTCTGCTAAAACTTGCCTCCGCTAAAATGACGAAGACATCAACTGCACAAACAGCCCTAGTTTTATAGGTCATGTTCTCCGGTACCCTTTCCTTAAAGTCGTCACTAAAAGGTAAGCTTGTTTGAGAGCGTGAGAAGACCATGACTGGAGTAGCGAAGCTGCCCTCCTGTTTAGCCTGAGCAAAGCGTGTCCTCAGCTCAGCGACCATCACCATTTTTAAATCTTTTTTCTTGGTACCTTCGATACCTGGAATGGTATAACCAGACCAACCTGCGGAAGTGTCAAGCGTGGTGAGTACTTGTTTGATGTCCTCCTCTGACTTAAGGTGAACCATCTTTAAACCGCCTGGAGGGAGGATTTGTTTCAACAGTTGAGTCAGCTTTCGTCTGGCCGCTCTGTTCGTGAATCTCCAGCTTCCACGTGGAGTCCTTACGATATCTAACTCCTTATCATCCGTATCACAAGCGAAGCGCTTACACGCTGTTTCCACTTGTTCAGGAAAATAGAATTTTTGGGTAAAGTTAAGTGAATCACAATACTTAACAATATCCTCGAATGAACCCTTCTCTGATGCCGGTAACATAGACATCAAAAGCTTCCAGAGCCTATCATCAAATTGGTTCGACGGCTCTTTGGTTCGAGAAGAGTAGCTATCATAGTTCCGCAGCTTGGGTTCTTGTGCTGCTTGCGCCACCTTCATCTCGACTTCGTTACCAATCTTGCAGTCCATCTGCATCGCTAAGCCACCTCCTTCAAGAAGGCTAGAAAGTTAATAAACGGCATAGCATCAAACACCGCAGGTGGAAGA